CGCGCTGTTCGTCTTGTTGTTTAATACCTGCTGCTAACGCATCAAGATTAAGAACACCTTGCTGTCGGTGTTGACGAAACCCCGACTGGCGTTTTAAACTATTTCTGGGTGAAGCTGTCATACTTGTGCTCATCGCGGCAGGCGCCGACTTCCGCCGCGACTGCGTGCGCTTGCCCCCTCTTTTTTTTCGACGGCGTCTTTTACGTTTTTTGCGTGTTCTTGGCATATATATTAAGCTGTTAAAAAAAAAATTGAAAACGGGGGGGTGGCGATAGTTTCTTCAATTATGGACTCTTTTAAATATTGGTTGTTAATGATAGTTTTGATTGCAACATCGATGATTCTTTTAATAAGACCTTTCATTCAATCTATAGATGAAACCCTTGATATAACGCGTGCCATTTTAGAATATCGTTATCCAACAGAACATTCACTAATCTGATTGATTATCGCGCATACATAAGCCCAATGCGCCCTGACACAACAGATATAATATTATATCGAAATTCAAACATGCGCAAATCGTATGTATAATCATACAGTTCAAATGCATTTTTTCTTACTCCAATAATTACCCCATCCGGATTTAAACTTGTTGGTTCAGAACAAATAACATTAAACTTCTTGCCTTCGGGATTCAGTGGCGGTTCAGTCGTATTAAATTCAAGCCGAATAGAATTAAACATAGACATATTTTGTGCTCCTGATGGTTGATATTCACGACGATTACTGTCCATACAAAAATTATAGCAAAATATTCCATCTTTGGCATTGCCTGTTGTTCTCAGCCATTTTTCAGCGTATTCATATAAGACCGCCGGTAATATATTTTCACGATATTCTCCATCAAGAATAATTGCTGCATCTTGAAGAATAGATTTAATATTTTCTGAATGTAATTTTGTATAAATAAAAATATTCGGCGATGGGGAAGGGTTTAAAGCATAATCTACGCCACTTCCCGTAGGATTGTTTGTATTTTTGGGATGTGTTGGTAATATATGATTATAGGGCCAATTGGTATAATTAGACCATTCGTTGCGAGTATAAGCATCATTTCTTCTAAATCTCCACATATAAGATGGAACTAAATCACGGCTATTAATTGATACTGTTGCTGAACCAACAACATTGAAATAATCTCGTTCAAAAACTTGCTGAATAAGATATTGATGTTCCGTTCGGGCAAACCAATTGCGTTCAATACCATCTAAAAAGATATAATTAGCAATAAGATGAACATCAGCATTCCAATCATCTCTTTTATTTTGATAAATAGAAGATAGAGAATCTTGTGGAGGATGAATAAAACGATAAAATTGATGTAAATCATTGCCTGGATTTGGTGCAATATAAGGAAAATTCAAAGGAACATCTTCTACATCTCTAATGCGAAATAATTCTTTAACGGGGCGAAAGACAATTTTTATAGAAATTTCACTATATTGAATAGCAACTAAAGGTAGTGCTGTTTTACTAGATGTTGAAAACCAAGTTTCAATCGGAATTATTAATTGTCGACTCCGTATTGACGGTTCAATTTCCGAACTTCCTGTAAACCGAACGGATGGATATACTCCATTTCTTTGTTGGGGGTCATATAGGTCAGGAATATGACCAGTCATTCTATTCCATAATTCTTTTTTTGTTTCTGTAAAATCTCTTTCTTTTAAACATTCCAAAAATTCTCCTGAATATTGAGCTAATATTTGTCCTCCACCTAATATTGTAATCTGTTTAATCATCTGGGTCCCCAAATTTTCAATCCATTTAAATTCATAAGCGGCCCCTCTAAATTCAAAATTTTCATCATAATCTCTTTTATCATATGGTTCTGCTTTTGTCGAAGTAGATGGCCAATAAATTGAACTATATATATTTGGTAAATTTAATACAACATATACATCTTCTAATAAATCTGCATATCTTGGAATAATAAAATTCATTTCAGTATCTTCATTGATTTTTATTATTCTTAATCCTTTAAAATCCAATCGAAAACGTTGCATGCCAAAATTTGTATATTTATTATATTTTACTTTGAAAAATGTTTTTTTAGGATTACCATTTAAAATTATATTTTCAGCACCGACAGCCGCTAAAGTCATTAAACCACCAGCCATTTATATAAACGTTGATATAATTTTTAAATTATCTACGCTTTATATATAATATGCTAATGTGGGGAGTTGCAATTGTCACAATAATGGCGTTTTTATATATATATAAACATAATGCGGGTAAACTCCTAAGGAATAATACAAATATTAAACAATTATACAAACCGATTCAAAGTAAAATACGAGCAGTCAATAAAAATGAAGATATGTTTAAATATAGACTCCGTGATTATTATATAGCGAGTAGTTATAATTCATGTTGCGGAAATGAATTCTTTTTTGATTATGTTGATTATGAACCTTTGAAAAATGTAATCAATCAAGGTGTTCGGTGCCTTGACTTTGAAATTTATACAGTAAAGGGAAAGTGTGTTGTAGCAGCAGGTAATAATGCTAGCCATAATATGAAAGGAACTTTTAATAGTTTACCTTTTTCAAATGTAATGCAAACAATTAAACAATATGCTTTACAAGGAACTTCTACCTGTCCAAATCCTTCCGACCCTTTATTTTTACATTTGCGTATTAAAACAAACAAATCCGAAGTATATAATGAAATTGCTGCCGCTTTAAATGCAAACTTTACTAATTTATTGTCAAAAACAGATAAAAAATATTCTTTTGAAGCTCATGGAGAAAATATTGGTGAATGTCCTTTGACCGCATTTATGAATAAAGTTGTAATAATATTGGGTTCGGGAGATAAATATCGTAAAACTAAATTAGAAGAATTAGTTAATTTTTCCAGTTCAACGCCCTTTTTTAAACAACTACGTAATTATGATGTTGCGTATAGTCACGATGTTGAAGGATTAAAAGATTTTAATAAGAAAAACGTTTCTATTACAATGCCTGATTATAGTTCTAGCAATAAAAATGTGCCAGCGGGATTACATCATCGAATGGGATGTCAATTTGTGTGTATGAATTATCAAAATATGGATAAACATTTAGATTATTATATAAATTATTTTAATGATAAGGGGGCGGCTTTTGTGTTAAAACCTAAAAATATGAGATATATAAAGACCTATGTCAAAATTCCAGAGAAAGCTGGCCCTGAATTATCTTTTGAACCGCGCCAAATAATTATGCCACAGTATCAGGGGTGGATGTAAAGTTTTTTTTCAGATGGGTTATATTAGCTATCGCTTTCTTTATTTTTTTCTTGGCTTGATTAGGATTATCCGAAAACTTAGCCATTGCTACATTCATCTTATGGTAATTTGTATCTTCTTCTGTTTTATCTAAACCTTTATTTTGGACGCGTTTATACCATGCTCCCTGATGTCTCATATTTGCCCAATCAATTGCCGTATCTATTTTTTCATTATCTTTGGTCCAACCACTGGCATCTTTTACGTAAAAATTCAATCGTTTGTCGTCGGAACAATGCATGGGGCGTTTAGTAATCTCCATATCTGACAATTTATCTGTTATTACTTTACTTAATGATTCTATAGTAGAAGCTGGTCGGTCTGGATTTATATCTGTAAGAGTAAATTGTAAATTTTTTATAAAATCCATAATGGGTATTGCATTTTTACACTGTTCATTCAAATAGAGTTGAATATTGATATTATTTTGTGTATTTATATTTTGTAGTGGACGATTTTCAAGAATTTTGGCCGCGTTGCGCTGCAATTCAACGACTTGTTCTAGACCCTTAATCTGAATTTTAAAATTTTCATCTTCTAACTTTCTTATTTTTTTATTAGCTTCTTCTTTCTCTTTCTTGAATAATTCTATTTCTTTTTTGGCTTCTTCTAATTTTTGTTGAAGAACTATTGGATTTCCAGAACATTTTTGTTTATGCTTCCATTTTCCAGATTTACTTTTAAAAATCTTTTCACAAAAGTCACACACTATTTTTACGTCGGGTTTCCTTGAATTTCCTTGTACTTTTTTTATATGTTTACGTGTTAAATTGTGTTTATCTAAACACCATTTTCTATACGTTGTATAATCACAATCTTTGCAAACGTATTTTTTATTATTATATTTGCAACTATTTACAACTGTTTTATTTCCTTTCATAATTATATAAAATATTTCTCTTTAAGTTTTTTGCAACTTTTGCAACTTTTTGGGTTTCCTGGGGGGCAAAAATTGCATAAAAGTTGCACCAATCACAAAAACCCAGCACGGCCCGCCCAAACTGAGACGACATGTCGCTCTCGTGGTGGGGCGTGGGTCGCCCGGGTTAAGTTTTGCAACTTTCTGGTTTCCTAAGATTTCCAACAAAATTCCCACCTTTAAATTTTTGCAACTTT